TACACTAAAACTTGACGGATCTGATTACGAAATGCTTCAGCCTGATCTCGAATGGCGGGGTGCGTCTGTGAGCCAACAGAGATAATTTTGTCCAAAGCCCGTTCAGCCATCTCTTCAGGCGTAAACCCACGACCCTGCGTGGTAAGGACTTTGACTTGACTGCCCCCTAATAAGAAGGCTACTTCGCTCATGCTACTCATTTGACGGGATACCTCGCTTGTCTAGTTCGATACATATCTTGACGGTTCTTGCCTTCGCCCAACTGTCTCAGCATGGCAAGGGCTTCATTGTACCGGCTGATGTAGGTGTCATTAACGTCTTTCTCACCTTTCATGAACGTATACGCCTCCAGAAGAGAACCATACAGCAATACAGAATCAAACTTATCCCCAAGCCAAGATGTACCATTAGTAACAATAGAGTTTGGATAGTAGAAATAATGGAGTTCCATGCTGTAGTTGGAGTCCGGCGTTGGCCCAAGAATGTACGAGTTCTGGTCAAAAAGTGCATAGTGGGTTGGCATCCCTGTATCGGCTGGGTTAGGAAACGCCTCACGGATATACTCCACATCTTTATTAAGCAAGAAGTACTGAATCCCGCTGGCGTCAATCACTGACAAGGAAAAGTTTGCCAGCCAATCCGATGGGACACTCAAGTACTTATTGCCGCTTGTAGCATTACCCGTCACGTTCTTACGGAGGTCAGGAATCTGAACCGAATTGAACACACGCTGTTCGGCCTCTTGGATAAACGTATCAATCTGAGTTTTGGTCAGAAAGTTAGCAGTTACTCCAGCAGTGGTCGTGTTAACCAACGTATCTGGGAAATTATTTTCACAGTACGCCTGAATGGTTTGGAACAGCGTTGCGTAGTTCATTTAGCCCATCTTCTTGGAATGACTATTGCCACGGGTCGTGTTCTTAGTACCACGAGTCCTCTGAGTCTGCGTGTTGGGGGTATTGTTTGGGTAGCCGTTATTGCTAGGCAAAATCGGCACCGGTTTTGGGTCACGGTACTTTTGCATGATTAGATCCCTATTTTACGAACCATTGACATAGGCTTTTTCTGGTTGGCAATTTTTGCCATATTCCGACCCATAGCCTTCATCTGAGCGTTTGTTTTGCCACCCTTAGCCAACTTTTTTACGTTTGAATCAGGATGAGCCTTAGCGCCCTTTTTAGCCATATGCGACTTTAATGCTGCTTTCATGTCCATTTTTTACTCCTAAGTTATTGTTACGGTTACGGTTCCTACTTCTCCGCCAGCCACTAGGTTATTGACTAACCCGGATAAATTCAAGGGGTTGTTAAGACCAACTGGCGCCCACCCCCACTGAATCTGTCTACTACCCCCAGATGGCGTTCCAAATGCATCTACGTCCTCGTTGGGCAAATTTAATGTTTCGATCTGTATACCTGTAAGTCCAGCCTCGATGTACGAATTGTCCCTCCGAGGGTTGCGCAGGGCTTGCGGGTCGTACACAGGGTACATACCTAGTTGCAACTGAGGCTGATCGGGTTCCCAACACGTTGGGCAAACCAGCAAATTGATGTTCTTGGTCTTGATGACCAATTTCTTCAATTCTTTCAGTTTGTACTGAAACCCGCATCTATCGCACTCCGATATTGCCCATTTTCCAGAGGCAAACTTAGGGCCTGACATAACTTACCTTAATAAAAATACTGCCGTGGAGCCAGTCGCAAAGAAGCCTTTTCCCGGTCTTCGCTCGAGCCTAGCGCCCATTGTTCTTCGTATGACGCCTTTAGCATCTCAATCCTAGTCTCCGCCCCCGGTATCTTCAAAGACAAGTAATAGGCCAATCCAGCCGCCATACAGGGCAGCATACGGAAAGGAATGTCTTCGGTATTAATACCATTGCCAGCGTCTTGAATCCGGCGCAAACGCCAGTAAACAAACGAGTAATAGTTAGACTGATCCGGGGAAGGCCAGACATTGATATTTGGCAGGTTCCGAACCGTAACCGCAGCACCTGTTAGGTGCGCCGCAGCAGTGCTGTTATCTACCCCACGGACACAGTTTTGTAGGGTATTCCCTGATATTTCGTTGTATCCGATAGTCTCTGACCCGACTTTTATGAACCCAATGTAGTTCAAACCCACTACAGAACTAAGCGTAATAGTGTTCGCAGACGACGAAATACCACCGTTTAGGGTGATAGTTGTTGAGTTGTCATACCCGCTTTGGCGGTCAATCCAGACCTGAATGGGGCGTCCTTGAGCATTTTTGTTGGGGATCGTGGCGTAGGTCGAAGACGAAATTCGGTTGATATTAATGTCGGTCTGGTCTATTCCTGACTGGGTACGAATCACCATATCCATCAAGTCAATAGTGTCGGTAGGGAGGGCGTAGGTAATCTGGCCTTGATTCATGGGGATAGACCCCTGCTCAATAGTCCACAGATTGATACCCCGGTTAGCCCACTCAATCGTCAAAAGGTTCAGGCTACGACGTGCCGTCCGCATATCGTAACCAGTACGCAATTCTTGACCGCAGCGCTCAAACGCCTCTTCAACGATATTGTTGAGATCTAGGTTAAACGCGGTGGTTCCTGTAGTAGCCATTATTTTATTTTCCTATGCCTAGCAGTTTTTGCAGCCACGTTCTTGGGCTGGGCGACGAACTGCTTTCCGGCTGCTTTACCGGCTCGCTTGGCTTTGGTGGTCGCGGCGTACTCTTGCGGGGAGAGCGCTTTGATGGCGCTGCTTGGGAGGTATCTTTCCCCTGTAGCCTGCGATCCTTGCGTAGAAGGTTTGCCACTCTTAGTTCTCCACTTTTGTTGCGTCCATGCTTTCAGACTTTGCTGCGGCTTTTTCAAGTTCGACATACCGTTCTCTCTGCCTAATCTTCCTAAAGTCTTCGGCTGTAGTAATTAACCAGTCAAATACGTTTCCATCCGTTTCGGCGTCGTACACTGGAAACCTAATCTTTGTACCCACCGCCTGCTTTCTTGTACTGCGCAGCCAGCATCTGTGCTTTCCTTGCGCTCCACTGTCCCGGAGCACCACCCTTACCTCCAGATTTAATGCTCTCAAACAATCGCTTACGCATACCGGGTTTGGTGTAATTACCTGCCTCATTCACCTTAGACTCACCGCCCTCAGCAAACATCTTGACCTTATTCGGATCATCCTTTCGGGTGATCGTCTTGGCCTTCGGCATCTTAGAGGGGCGAATCGCCCCCATACCCCGGCTAGGTCTCATTTAGCACTTACCACCGTTAGCCATTTTTACTGCCTTACCTTTGGTCTTGCCTTTAGAAGCAACACCATCAGCAGACTTATGACCGCCAGCCAAACCGCCACCAGCCATCTTTTTGACCTTGCCGCCACGTTTCATCTTGCCTTCGCCATCAGCCGCAAAAGCAGGAACTTTTTTGCCATCCTTCATAACCATCGGCATACCACCACCAGCCATCTTTTTCATGTCTTTTCCTTTCGTAAATTCACGACCTACGGACGTTGGTACGCCCACTTTTTTTGCAAACTTGGGGTTATTAGCCACCGCTTGCATAAACCTTTCCTGTTTGGCTGATACGCTAGGCACGAGTCTTACCCCGAATTGCTATGCCATCAGCACGTTTAGAGGCGGAAGAAACTTTGCCGCCTTTTTTATATAGTTGGACTTGCGTACCTAAATTTTGTGATGGGTTTTCTATCCCAGTATTTTCGCTTAAAAACCCTACCGGTTCGGAACTACCAGTAGATCCCGCCCCACCAGTAGATCCACTTTTAATAGTGTTAATAGCGGAGGCAGCATTATCAGCGGCACCCATAAGAGAGGTTGCCTCTGAAGCAATCCCAGATAATCCACCACCAGCGTATTTTTTAACTTTCTTTTTCATACCATCTTCCCACGGGTCTTGCCCTTGGTAGCACAACCATCGGCGCGTTTAGAAGCAGAAGATTTTACTTGTCCACCTTTTTTCATGCCTTTTTTCTTCTTGTCTTCTTCAACATCTTTTGCGCTTAATCTCTTGTACAAGTCACCAACATTCGAGGCAGGAGCCTGCTCTTTAGGAATAGCAGAAGGATTGGGGTTAGCAATACCAGTCGTAGCGGGGTCAGGTGTAACGCCCTTTTTTATTGCGTCACCAAGTACTTTACTTAATTGAATATTACTAAAAAATCCCATATCACACCATCCTTCCTTTAGTTTTGCCCTTAGTAGCGATACCGTCGGCGCGTTTAGAGGCGGACGATTTGACTACGCCACCCTTTTTCATTCCACGAGATTCACGCTTTAACTCAGCCGCAGCCTCACGTTGTTTGCGTTGTTTTGCTTCGCCAACTTGCAGCAACTTCTCAAAATATTTCGGATCGTTGCGTCTCTCCTCCAACTGCTGTTCCCGCATTTTTCCACGAGGAGTACCCAAAAGCATATGAACATCATCAACGGTAGTCTCAGCACCGCGCTTTAAATCTTCTACACCTTGATTTACAAAATCTCCGGCTTTACTTGCGCCTAGCGCTACACCACGCATAGCGCTACGGATACCCCGAGTCATAATATCTTCGTCGGGATCTACCTTAGACTCTTCAATTTTTTTGGTGCGGTCTGATGCCATCACTTACCCCTTTTGAAAAAGCGCATCAATTTTTGCTTCAAGTTTGTTAAACCGTTGGTCAATGTGGTTAACAAGTTTGTCCATTTCTGCTTGAGTGACGTTATCACGGGCCACCTCTTCTCTAGTTTTGTTAATCAAAATGTTGAGTCTCTGTATCTCAGATGCCTTCTCATGCCCGATATAGGCCAAGACACCTAACAATACCGTCAACACCATATTCCAAAGCATCATCTCCATATCAGCACTTCCACGCCCGTAGGCTCTTGTTGATACGGCTGTTTGGATCGTTAGCGGTTTTAGCGCTGGTTAGTTTCTTTTTCATGCCTGTCATGCGGGCGCAAAATGATTTTTTGCGGGAACCGCCTTCGGGTTGCGGAGCCTTCAAGCCGGGCTTACCGGGGTTAGCAGCGTTATACGATGCCCTCCCCTTAGCATTTAGCCCACCTTTTGGGTTCTTACCCTCTTTGCGTTGCCACGCAGGAGTCTTAGCCATTTGCAATCTTCTCGTCTTGAACTAGGCGGGGGTAGAAGGCTTCTTTGCCATAATCACCCTCGTACTCAATAGTGCCCATATGGCCCAATTTAATGGTTGGATCTACCCAGACTTGGAATCCTGCCGCGCGGGCGCGGTCACAGAATAGGTAGTCTTCTCCCACATAGGAGTTGTCTTTTACTTCAAAGTCAAATATCGCAGATAGCGAGCGTCCGGTTCTCTCGTCCCAGTACTGCCACTGTTGGTTGTCTTTAACCAGATCCTCAATGACTTTTCGTTTGATCATCATGAAGGCGGTAGCCACACGTTTAGCACGTACCAGCCCCATACCGTTCATCGTTACACCATTTCCATCTTCGTCCAGCGTAACAATGTAGGTCTTCTCAACCTTGCGGGCGCATGGGATACCGGCAGCAATGTCGATATTAGGCTCCGTAATCCATGCCATCAAACGAATAACGTCTTCTGGCTGGAAGTTAATGTCTGCATCAATGAACATTAACTCGGTTGCGTCGGACTCCAAAAAATCCTGAACTAAAAGATTACGTGCCCGTGATACTACCGAGCACCCACAAATACTCCCAATCGTTATGTCAATCCCGTGCTGTGGCGCCTGTTGGGCAAACCGCATCAAAGAAATGGCTTGTTTGAGTGAAACTTTGTGGTCGTAAGCAGGTATGCCAAAGAAGATCTTATGGCCTGCTAACGTGTAACCTTTTTCATTTTGCATTTTTTGGTTATCCGTAGAAAAGTACCATTGAGGTTGTGTTAGTAACGGTACCGTGTAGCGTACCGGTTTTGACCAGAATACCTTCACCCGGTAACGGGATAATGGTATATCCAGCCGTGCCGCTTGCAGCAGTGTCTACAGTAAGTACGACATCTCCACTAGCGCCACC